CTTCTATTTTACAGAGTCTAATTTTTGAAAATTATTACTAATTTTTTTAAAAATTTAACTATTAGGTCCTTTTGTTGATGGTTGTGTCGGCCAAACAACATCATCAGGAGTTTTATCTTTATAAGTTTGAGGAATATCTCTTATAACTTGTCTATAAGCAGCCCACTGAGCCTGATCTACAGTTGCTCCAGTTGTCATTGTCCAATCTGTATCTCTTAATATGTGATTTCTTTTAGCTCTAACATCATCCCAAGTTAATCCATCAGCAGCTTCGGCTGTGTTTGTCTTTGCCCACTCAAGGTACTCTTGGTAGTCTGTGTTTGCAGGGTCAAATGGAATTGAAGTTTTACCATCTTTTAATACAGCACAATCTGCTGTACGTTGTGCATTTTTTTGTAATTTATATGTTGTCATTAATTAAAGCTCCGCAGAAAAAACAAATTGACCAAAGCCAGAGTTAGAGAATATTTGTCCTGATAAACCTGTGGTAAAGCTTGAGGCAAGAGTAGCTGCAAGCATACCATCATAACCCCAAGTACCTCTATCATTCCCATTGTTAGTCGTAAACTCTGATGTAATACTAGATACTGCTGTAGCAGTCCAACTACCAGTAAGAACACTAGCTTCAAAACTACCAGTAGTTGATACGCTTGGTGCTGACCTCATTGGTAATAAACCAACCATAATATAAACTCCATTCCCTGCTCCATGTACTACAACATTAGCAAAGTTTATTCTTTCGCTTGTTGCATTACTTGTCATTACTTGGCAGTAACGAGAACAAAGACTTTTCTCAACTGCTAATGACCTATGCTCAAAATCCGTTGCCACACTACCTACTTCTAGTTGCATACCAGTAATTTCAAATGTCGCATCATTTGTTGTATACCAAGTACTTGTATTATCAGGCATTCTTACTGAAGAATTAAAAGCTGCCCAAGCATTTAATGAAACTGAACCTGTATTATCAGTACCCCAAAAGGGGACAATATTGACTTCTAATCCAATATTATTATTGTTATCTATAGTTAAATTAGAATTTCCTGGTATTGTTTTTGTTATTTTTGTCCAAGTGTTTGCAGATAAACTTCCAGTTTCAAAAGGGTAATTCTGTGATGTTCCATCAGGTGCTCGTAAATAACCATAAAAATTTTGTGCAACACTAGATTTTACCCAGAAACTTAACGTAACATTACTAGAACTAGATGTATAATTCCAACCAGATTGTGCCAAATTTTGTGCCTCTATTCTTTGATAAACGAGAACTTTATCGGCTGTGCCAGCACCACTTGTCTGGTTTCCGTTAGTAATTTTAAGTGCTTTTCTAAAACCTAACGAATAAGGAGTGTCACTTGATGACAAATCAACTTGTGCAAAAGTAGGTGCTTCATCAGTACCACTAAAATCTCCATAAAATCTATCAACAGTTTGATAACCAGAAGATGTAGATGACGTACCACGTTGAGCCACTTGCATAGCTCCGTTAATTATTAAATTTTTATTCGTACCAATCTTTTTGGTAGTTGCTGTATCTAGTCTTTCTAATCCAACTTGAGTAAGAGCCATTTGTTATACCTCCTTAAGTTTGTTCTAGATAACTTACAGTTACATCTAAAGCACTTGCTGTACCAGCCCTCACTCTTAAAATATCATTAGCCTCCATGATTACTTTTGATCCACTTATAAGTTCCAAGGAACTTCCTGCTGGAACTGGAGCATTTCTTATAAGGTGAACGTCATCACCAGCGGTAACAAGAAACACATCAACTTGAGCACTGGCTCCTGTTGTATTTGAAACAAGGACACTGAGAAGAACAATAGTTGCACTTCCTCCACATGT